AGCTAATGCGTTCCTGGATATGGCAATGAAGATGATTCAAGAGTGGCTTGTGATGCAAGCGTTAGGAATTTTTGCCGGTGGCGTAGGCGGAGGCGGTGGCGGAGGCGGTGGGTTGTTCTCGCCTGGCGGCTCAATGCCTTGGTCTTCTTGGTCTGGTGGTGGTTATACCGGAGACGGCCCACGCTCAGGCGGTGTCGATGGGCAAGGCGGTTTCCCTGCAATACTTCACCCGCAGGAGAGTGTTGTTGATCACTTTGCTGCTGCACGCGGTGCAATGGGTGGTGGCGGATCGTCCGAAGCCTTCAGTGAAAATGCTGATGCTCTTGCCGTCAGCAACAGTTACACCCGCGAGCGCGTAATGGAAAAAGAGCGTAGTGAACGCTCAACTAGCAGCGGCACAATGTTGATTGAGACTCAAGTAATTAATAACGTGGAGTACGCCACTGTTGAGCAGGTGGATAAGGCAGCAACGGCTAGCGCCAAGCAAGCCCGTGCGCAAGTATTCTCAGATCTAAGAAACAAACCCGCTTCTAGAGCACAGATAGGTATGCGCTAATGGCAGGTTTAGCAATTGGTACATACATAAAACTGCTGACAGCTGATGGCACTGATGCCGGATATAACTTTCAGAATTTTCACTATGGGCAGATTCGGAACTACAACGGCATCGATTACATGTACGCGGCCTTTGGTTTCAGCGGTGGAACGGTAGACCTTCAGGCAGGCAACATCAACGCAAGTCTTGTATTTGCTGTTAATGCCTTGGCAATATCGGTGTTTCAAGATTCCGCTGAATTTAGGTGGTTAATTGAAATCCGTACTGTTTGGCTTGACCCTGAAACATTTGAGGAGGGCACAACATACGGCGAAGAAATCTATGCAATCACCGGGCTAGAGCATGACACCAGCCAGTTGTCTGTAAGGCTCGGCAGCCCACTCGACGCTGTATCTCAAAACGCACCACGCAGACTGCTGACACAAGACTTGGTCGGCGCTCTTCCATCCACCGGCAACATTAATCTGAACTGATGCTGACTCCTAACCGCCCGATAGCTCTGCTGCCTCAGGACCGGCAGATTATGCAGCTCACTGGCATGAGTGAGAAGGACTATCGGTTCTTTATGCGTCAGGCAATTCTGCATTCAAAGCTGAGACCGGGCGAGCCAACCAACTTTTTAATCATCCCGTTTCTTGTAAAGCTGGTCATTGGCGTTGCCCTTACATATTTGGCAACTCTGCTTATGCCAAAGCCTAAGCAGCCGGAACAAAGACAACTAGATGTCAATACTGTTCAAGGCCAAAACCTTGTCAATGGTGCGCGCTTTACACCCAAGTCAGGTTTTGATTCAGTACAGAACGTGGTGGAGCTAGGCAGTGTCATTCCGCTGGTCTATTCCAACCGTCAAGTCATCGATGGTGTGGCCTATGGCGGCGTTCGCGTAAACACGAACCTGCTGTGGAGCCAGCTACAAAGCATCGGCGGCGGACAAATGCTACGAGCCGTATTCCTAATCGGTGAAGCCAACATCACAGACCTAGATGCAGAGCAGTTTGCTATTGGCAATAACCTCATCAACGGTTATGACCTCAGCAGTGATTATGGACGCATCACTATTTACTCCAGTCCTGACGGCGGACGCTTGAAATCTGTTGACCGTATTGCGGGACAGCTGGCTGCTAATGATGAAGGCAATGCAGAAAACGGTGGAGGCGGAGATGTCTTCCAAGTCCGTGGAATAGGCAACAGCTGGACAACAGATTTCTGCTTTACCAGTACCCCAAGCAACCAAACCACCTTTGGCCTGTATGGATTCATCGGCAACAACATGCCATTCAGGGTGAACCCCGTGTTTCGCCCAGCCCGCAAAGCCGAGACACGATCAGACGGCGAACTGAATTGCACTAACGACGACCAACAAATAGCAGAACGTCAAAAGCAAAATTATGTATTTGCCGGACGCGCTGGCGTGGTTGGAGCGGAAGATTACACCTTTTTCCCTGTGGGTTCTGACATCACTGTTCAGATTTACAAGAGTACAGACATTGAAAAAACGTTCAGCGTTGGGGATGACGGTGAGGTTAGTTGCGGAGATGTAGGTCAGTCAGTTGCTTCTAGGCAGCGGTCAAATGACGAACAGATTAATTACGGCGACATCTACCGCATTGGAACCGCATTAGCCATTTGCCGGGACCGTTCAGATGCTGTATTTGTTTCTGATGCCGATAATGAACCCGTAGGCGGTGGCACTACAACAACAGCAATATTCAACGTCATCCGCGAAGGCAGTGCTCACGTCTGGAGCGCAAACACATTGCAGAGCGCGGGAGGATATAACGCCACGCAAACCAGCCACATCATGCAATCAGCGGAGGCAATATTCTCCACCGAAAGACAGGGGCGCATCGTTGAGGTTGGCATCAGAAGCAACCTTCAAGTGAACATCGGCGGTCTGTGCAATTTTAAGGACGCCAGAGGTTACGAGCGAATTGATTACGACGCTTGCGATAAAGACGACGGCAAAGATATAGAAGACGCAAAACTTACCAATTTCACCAGCGGGCAATACAGCACAATCGAAACGCGATATTCATTCTTCCGTGTCAGCTATCGAGTCGCAGGTTCTGATGATACTTACACCGACATGTCTCAGTTGTTTGGCGTAAGGAGCACAACAGGCGTAGCGGTCTACAACTATCTGCGGTTTGAGTTCCCAGACGAGCGCCGTTGGGAAATTCGCATGACTCCCATAAGCGGCTGGGAAGTACGCAGCGGTGCCGCACCTGGAACGCTAGAAGTTCTTGACCCTCACATGGGCAATCTGCTTACAGCGGTAAGCGGCGGTGTCAGCGTGCAATACACAGGCGAGCAAGTACCGCGCACCGAAAATACATTTGCAATCCAAAGTCTGTCACCTCTCGAAACACAAATCACTGCTGTAAATACAGCTGGAATGACGCCTGGCAAGGGTTACCAAGCAGGCACATATAACGATGTAACGCTCGATGCAACCAGTGGTCCTGGTCGAAACGCCAGAGGCAACATTGTTGTAACCGTGCCAATGATCCCTAACCCTCTGAACCCTGGAACGCAAATTCCAGACCCAGCAGGCGGGAGCGTCACCAGCTTCACTTTGACTGGCGGCGGAAGTTTGTTCAGCGTTGGCGACAACCTCCGCATCCGTGACCCTGAAGACATCCCTGGACTTATTGCATCTGTAGTTCCCATTACGCAAGTATTTGAAATATCCGTAACAGCTGTAGTCAAGAAAGACCTAGGCAACGGCTTCGACGATGGTACGTTCTATGCAGACGCTTGGGCACGACTATCTGAGGGCTACATCTACAACGAAATTACAGCATCAACTACACAACCAGAACACGCAGTTGTTTACTTAAATTGCATTACCGCTAACCCCACAGCGCCCAACTACGACAACATGGCAATTGTGGGCATGAACATCCGCAGCAGCAAAGAAATCCGTTCACTGCAACAGTTCAGCGTCTACGTCAATAAGGGCATTAAAGCCACCAGCTCATTCCCGGCTGTACTGCTTGACCTACTAACAAACGACCGCTATGGCACGGGGCAGGTATTAAACCCAGCCCAAATCGACCAAGACAGTTTTGCTGCCGCTTCTGTATTTACCGACCAAAGAAAATACTTCTTTGATGGTGCCGTCAGCGACAAAATCAACATCAGAACCTGGGGCGCGGAGGTGGCTAGTAACTACCTACTCGACCTTGTAATCCGTAACGGCAGGTTTGCTCTAGAACCTGTCGCTAACTTCTACGGTTCAGAGGTAGTGACGCAGCTATTCACTAGCGGCAACATTCTTGAGGACTCATTCTCACTGTCCTTTGCCGACGAGCAAGACCGTATTCCACCACGCATCTCTGTCATCTGGAGAGAAGAGCGCGAAACCAGTGGAACAATTACCCGTGGTTTGTTCCCAGTATCTCGTGAAGTCAGCGTCAGAGAAAACACTACCCCTGAAGATGCACCTTTAGAGAAGATTGACCTCAGCAACTACTGCACAAGCGAACGTCATGCCATTGACCGCGCCAAGTGGGAATGCCTATCCCGCCGGTATGTAACGCACACAATCAATTTTAAGACCACCCCGGCTGAAGCAGCCCTTGACCTTGGTGCAGTCTTTAAAGTCGGCATGGAAACCATCAACTACAACCAACCCCAAAACGGAGCCATTGCTGCCAACGGGGAAGTGACGGCGTGGCCACCAATAGATGACGGAACTTATGACGTTCTGCTGTGGGACGGCAAGACCCAAGCCATCCAAGAAACCAGCATTAACATCATCAACGGCGAATCTTCACCCACTGGTTCAGTCTTTTGCTTGCGTAACGCTACGAGCAACATCCAGACGTATAAAACCCAATCGTTGTCGTTCGACGAAGAAGGCAACATCGATGTTGTGGCAACCTTCTTCCCTACTGATGCTGCGTCAAACTCCCTAATGGTGAACCAGTTCAGCGATAGCAACTTTGTGATTGAAGGAAACCTGAGCGTATATGGCAACGCTTAGAATGGGGTATAAGGTCGGGGGCCAAGCATGGCAATTTCGTTTGGTGCATTAGAGACGTGTGGCCCAACTCGGAGATCTTTTTCACCGGGTCAATTCCCAACCAAAAGGTTTACTTCAATCAGTGGTGCAGGAGCAACACGCATCTACGGAAGCAAATCAACCGGCGCAACGCTACAGATGACCTTCCTGGTAGGCGACAACGATGTAAACACAATCCTTAAGTGCTGGGACGACGCTCTAGGGGATTACAACGTTATCAACTTACCTACACAATTTTTGGCAGGCGCTAGTCCAATCTTGGATTCTGGCGTTCCTGAGTACCTAAACTGGAGATGGGCTGATGCTCCTTCAGTCGAGTCATTGTTCCCCGGCAGATCCAGGGTTCAAGTCAATTTCACCGCAACCCTGGACATCTAATGGCAGTACAAACGGGAGCAGACGGTCAGCTCAAATACAACAACCGCACAGTTGCCAAGGTCCGTGACTGGAGCGTAAGCGTTCAGAAAGACGTAATTGAGGATACCTGCCTTGGGGCGTACGACAGAACATACGTCGAAGGGTTACGAGGCACCAGCGGTAGCGCCACGATTCTGTACGACCCAGACGACTCAGCTGCCACAGAACTACTGAACTCCATCTTCCAGAACAACGGCACTAGCGCAGAGGTTGAGTTCATCTTGTCCACCAAAGCCAACCGAGCTTTAGCTTGCACAGGCTTCATTACTAGCGTGAGCCCTAGCG